TAATGGCGACAAAAGTTGCAAAAATTTACAAGGAAATCGGCGACACGTTCACAGGTCGCGAAGAATTCGTCAAACTGACATACGATTTCAGCCAAGATACCGGCGCTTTTGCCGACGACTGGCAACTTGGCCAAGCCAGCCGGCAAGTGCTTATCACGCGCGCATTTGTGCATGTTGAGACGGCCTGCACATCCGCCGGTTCTGCAACTGTTGCGATCGGCACGACGAGCGACGTCGACGCGTTTCTGGATGCCACATCCGGTGCCGTTGCAAGTCTTACCGAGGATGCCGTGATTTACGAAACGACCGCACAACATATCATGGCCGCCGACGATTATTTTGTGCTTGACGTCGGCACCGCTGACCTCACCGCCGGCAAACTGCACGTTTACGTTTGGTTTGTTCGCGCCGACTAATCGACGCAACCGGGGGCGCTTTTGCGCCCCTTGAGGTTTTTTATGGCCTTTTCGAGGATTGAAAACGAACACGTAACGACGCTGAACCGGGTGTCGTTTCGTTTATGCGATAACGGCGAGGTTGCGCGCCGAGCATTTATTTGCAATCAACTTGAGGCAAAAACAAGCGGCTTGACAATTGGCGGACGCATTAGCGAAGTGACGCTAAACTCGTCAACTTGGACGCCGCTACCGGCAACGCCGCTACCGGATCGCAACAGTTTAAACATACAAAATACATCCGGGGTTGATATTAAGATAAATTATTCTGATTCAGTCTCGGGTTTTGTTGGTGTGTTGCTTGGCGGCACTGCCGAAAGGCATTATGATATTACGGATAATATCGTAATATATGCCAAGTCACAAACAGGTACGCCGACCATAACGGTCGAGGAGATCGCGTGAGCGTTGTTAGCTCGTCAATTGCTGGCGGCACTTCAGATATTGGTAAGCTAATTGGTTCAACGTATGGCGTTGCAAATGTTACAATGACATTAGCGGATACCGAATACAGTTATGCGTTACCGGCAGGGACGAAATATTGGAGAATTCAAAACAGGGATGCGGGATTGATCAAATTGGCGTTTGCGTCTGGTACTTCGGGAACGACATGGTTTTCGGTCTGGCCGGGGAATCAAGAAGACGGTTATATAAAAAACAGCACGGCCTCGGTAACTCTTTATTTTCAGAGCCCAAAGGCCGCGCAAACGCTTGAGATTTACACTCTCTCGTAACTCAGTTTACCATAGGAGGCTTGATTATGTCAGTTACCAGTCGTTTGGTTTTCGATCCAACCGATGCCGATTCAATTGCTTCGTCTCATTCCGTAGGCGCGTACGTTCGCGCCGGATCCGACGGCGATTTGATTGCATCCCAAACCATCAACTCCGAGGAGTGGCTCAACGTTGCCGCCAGTCTGTTTGACGACAGCGGCGCGGCTGTCAACTCGGGCAACCCGCTCCCGGTCGATATCGGCGCATCAACGGACGTCGATATCCGCACGTTGCAGCATGACCTCGATGCCAATGGTGACAGTGTACGCCTTGGCGACGGCACCGGTTTTTTGACCTCAACGTCGGAAAACGGCGACCTAGCGCTTGACGTGCATTTGTCAAACACCGAAATTGCGGTCACTCAGGGCAGCGATTCTCCATGGACGGTTGACGCTACCGACCTCGATATTCGCGATCTCAGTGCGGCCAGCGATTCGGTCGCGGCATGGGTCAGCGACGGCAGCGGTAACGCGATCAGCTCGACCGGCGGCAGCCTTGATGTCAACGTAACCAACAGCATCGCCGACACGGCAATTGAAAACACAACAACCGCCGTCTCGACCTCGGCGGTTAACGTTGTCAGCTCGGCGCTCGCAAACCGAAAGTATTTGTTTCTTGCCAATGAAGGAAACAAAACACTTTATTTTGGTAAAAACGGCGTTACGACCGCCAACGGTTTTCCGCTATATCCGGGTATGCAACTTGAGGCGCGAATCGGCCCAAGCGTTGCGCCGCAAATTATTGGGCGTACCGGTGCCAGCTCCGAAGACCTGCGGGTTATGGAACTGAGCTAAACCAATTTTAGGGGAGGGGCAACCCTCCCCTCTTGAGGAGTGAATGGAAAACGCGACGTTTACAGAGCATGAGGTAAAAAAGTTTGAGGACTTTTTAAACCTCATAAGCCAAAAGGCCAAATGGGACGTTACAACGCGTGAAGCATTTGACCTGAGCGGCCTTTATTCGCATGCTGTGCAATTGTCGAAAAAATGCCGGTCGCTTATTTTTGAAATCGAAAAAGTGACGCCGCCGCCGAAAGCGAGGAAGGAAAAGAATGCCGGTCGCAGGTCGAAATAACGACGTGATACCAGATTCGTCGGTGCGATATTTTGCCGGTGCGCTTACCAATGGTGCCAGCAGGGATATGAACGTCAACGGCTCAAGTACGTCTGTCAATTTCACCTACTCCGCGCCGGGTAGCGCAATTGTCTATTTGACATCGTTGCGGCTTATTATGCTCGACCCCGGCACACAGGCAATCAGCGCGTTTGGCTCAATTGCTGGCGGTCTCTCAAACGGGTTGCAATTGACATGGCAAATTAACGGATCGGTTTACAATTTTGCGACGTTTACCAACAACGGCGAGATCGCAGTGTTTTTTGATTACTCCGGTGCTTTGTTGCTCCAGGGTTTTCTCGACGATTACGATGCAACAATATTGACGCTCAATTTTCCCGTGCCGATCACGCTTGATGGCGGTCAAAGCGATTACATTCGGTGGGTCGTGCAGGACAATTTGACACCAATTACCGCGATGCAATCGGCAGTAATAGGATATCGAAAGACATGAGCGAACGAATTGAAAAAAGGCATTTTACGTATGTCAGTGCAAGCGGCAGTTCGCAACTTGATTATGTAATCCCGAATGGCAAAAAGCTGGTTATTTTTGAGTTTGGCGGCGAGGCTTCGTCAAGCCCCGAAACGGCTTGTTGCATTGGATGGGATCCCGCCGGTGCGCAGGAATGCCTTTATTCAACTCATTCCTCCGGTGTCTCAACGTGCCGCGTCGAGTTGACGGGCGACGGATCAAAAATATTGCGTATCAACCTTGAAAACAACCTTGAGGAAAGCGACCATCTGGGCGCTTGGTGGAAGGGCATTCTGCACGATGGCTGAGAAAAATTTCATTATCACATCGACTGTTGCGGCAAATTCGCAGGATATTATCGAACATCCAATGGCGATCCCGTCGGGCAAACTCTGGGTTATTCGCAAGTTTGGTGCCGCCGACATCAACCTCGGCGACAGCAAAAGCACGGTTTATGTTTTGCGATTTGGTACAGAAATATTGCGAATTATCAGCGTAACAGGCAATACATACGAGCCAGATTTTCGTTTTGAATTGACCGGCGATGGCTCATCAAAAATCAATGTCGTGCGCCAAAACAAAAGCGGCTTTGAAAAAATCTGTCCGTTTTGGGTGTCGGCATTTTCAAAGGATTGACCATGATTCAAGACCAGCGCATTATTTGGGACGATGACGGCACCGAAAAGGATTTGTCGCTGGCGTTAAGCGACTTTCGCACCGACAGCGAAACAATCGCCTTTGTGTCTGCCGACGATTACATTTACCTCGCCTCATGGCTGCCGTTTAACCATCGTTGGTTCGAGGTATCCTCCGCAAACGATCAAAACGCCGCTCCGACAGCCGATATATGGTGGGGGAACGCCTGGTATCCGGCAGTCGATATCATTGACCAGACGGCAAATGGAGCGGTCACGTTGGCGCAATCGGGCATCCTTGAATGGAAAACCGACCGCCTGCGCGGCTGGGAGTGCGAACAAGACAGCGAAGACGTCGATGGCGTCGATTCGGTGGGCGTTTACAACATGTATTGGCTTCGCCTCGGGTTTGACGCCGACCTGGCCGGCACGACCGCACTGAAATATATTGGGCACAAATTTGCCGACGATACGATTCTTTACACGTATTACCCGGACCTCAACAACGCGACGATGAAGGGCGCTTTTGCAAGCGGCAAAACCAACTGGGACGACCAGCATTTTATGGCTGCCGAGATCATTATTCGCGACCTCAAGCGGCGCAACATTGCCGTATCCGGCAACCAAATCATGGATTACAAAGTTTTTGAAGAACCAGGAGCCCATAAAGTCGCCGAGCTGGTTTATCAAGGCATGGGGCGCGCCTATGACGCCGACCGGCAACGCGCGCATGCGCGCTACAAGGAGGCAATGAATCTCAAGCGTTTCGCAGTTGACCTCAACCAGGACGGAAATCTGAACACGGGCGAGCGCCTGGATAATATAGGATACATGACACGTTGACGAAAATTTCCACCATATACGATGCGCTTTTGACGGCTATCGCAACGGCCCTTGCCGGTGGGGGGTATCGTCAATTGCCGAATTCTTACGATATCACCGACAACCCGGAGCCCTATTTGCGCCGCGGGTATGGGCTTGCGTTTGGCGTAAGCGAAAACACCAACCGCGAGATATGCGAGCGATTATGGCAACGCCAGTCGTTTACCCTGCCAATTACCAACGAGGTTTTGACGACTTCGACCAATACGACCGGCTGGGACGACGCGATGAAGGGCTTGATGGAAGACTTTATCAAAGTCGCCAAGGCGATCGAGGCCGAACCGCAAATCGACGAATCGGCGCAATCGGTGCAAGTCGGCGTTGGCGGCATTGCTTTTTTGGAGGGCGACAGGGGCAAATATGTCCTGATTGAGATATCAATCGACGTCGAATTTTACGAGAACCTATCATAACGGAGTACGGAGATGGCAGAATCAACCCGCAATCGCCGAGTCGCGATTAAAGTGGAAACGACGGAAGGCACGCCTGTCGCCCCTACGGCGGCAACCGACTACATTGCATCCCAGGACGATTTTGCAATGGAGCCGGCATTTGAAAACCTGGATAACGCCGAAATCCGCGCCTCAATCGGCCCGTCCAAGTCGATTGTCGGCCTGGAAAACCCAACGGCATCGTTCAGTCACTATTTGCGCCACAGTGGCGTTGAGGGACAAGCGCCAAATTACAGCGATTTGGTCCAAGCAGTTTTTGGCGCAGAAGAAGTTGAGGGAACGGAATACGATACGGTTGCCGGGTCAACCACGACCGTCGTCAACGTCGATTCCGGCGAGGGCGTCAACTTTCAGCGCGGGCAGCCGCTTTTGATCAAAGACGGAGCAAACGGGTACAGCATTCGCCCGATTCAGTCGATTTCAACCGATGCGTTGACGCTTGGCTTTGCGCTTTCAAGCGCCCCTGCTTCCGGCGTCGATCTCGGCAAGGCCGTGCTTTACTACCCGGCCAATGAAGACCATCAAACCCTTACGCTGTGGCATTATGTCGGCAACGGCGGCGCAGTGGAAATGATGGCGGGAAGCCGCATCGTCGACATGTCCGTTTCCGCTTCGGCTGGCGAACTGATCAACGCAAATTACTCGCTTGAGGGCATTGCGTATTACTGGGATCCGATCGAGATCGAATCGACCGACACATACCTTGATTTTACCGACGACGATTCGACGTATGCCGCACAGATCAGCGCGAAATTCTATAAAGATCCGCATCAACTCGCCGCGGCCCTGACGACAGCAATGAATGCGACTGGTACGACCCAAACGCACGCTGTCACATACAACAACTCGACCGGCAAATTCAATATTGCGAATACCACCGGCTCAACGCTGTCGCTTTTGTGGAACACGGGCGGCAATGCGGCGAATACCGTGGGCGACAAAATCGGCTTCAGCGTCGCGGCAGACGATACGGGCGCAACTGATTACGATTCGGACAATGCGCAAAGTTACGCCAGCCCGCAAACGCCGAGTTTTGACGACGCCGACCCTCTGGTTGCAAAAAATCAGGTTGTGTTCGTCGGCGATCAAGGTGACAACGTTTGTTTCAAACCGTCAACCGTCGACATTTCGATTTCGACGCCCAAGGCAAACATCAACGACATTTGCGCCGAATCGGGCCGCAGTGGCAGCGTGATTACCGAGCGCGCGGTGACCGTGTCGGTTACGGCATTGCTTGAGCAATATGACGCCGACAAATTCCGCAGGATGCGAGAAAACAGCGATACAAGATTTATGTACTCGTTCGGCTCAAAGTCTGGCGGCAACTGGGAGGCCGGCAAGTGCGGTTGCTTTTACATTCCGACCGCCACAGTTTCGGCAATGTCGCTTGAAGACCAGGACGGCCTGGTCGCCATGTCGCTTGATTTGACGGCGTATGTTGATAACGACGGGAACGGGGAAATTTACCTCGGTTTCGTATAGTGTCCAATGTTCTGATCTGTGCCCGCTTCGGCGGGCATGGCAAAAAGGAGCCAAATGCAAATCAAATTTATCCCCTCAATTTGCAAAGGCAAAAGCCCGAAATATTCTGGCCATGTCATGGTCAAAATGCCGACGTTCGACGAGCGTTATCGGTTTATGGGCAGTTGCGGATTCAAAATGGATCAGGGCGAAGACGGCAAATTTATGGTGTCGGGCGATCCGATGTCGAACATTGAAAGCCTGCGTCAGTTGGTTTTATCGTCAAAAGACTTTTACGCAGAGGTTCACATCAAAAGGAACACAGACGGCGAGTTGATTGAGTCGTTTGATATGTTGCAGCTTGACCCGGATTGCGACCCGTTGCTGATCGAGGTTGCAACCGGTCTTATGACGGGTTTTCGCGCGGGAAAACGCTAATCGCCGCGGCACGGGCGGCGGCACGGGCGGCTTACAGCGGTAAGCCAATACATGGGCGGGCAGCCCCGTTGATGGCAGAATACGAACAACGGTTGGCGTTGGCAAAACTGGGATTTCGATCTGACACGACAGAGTTGCCGGCTTGGAAAGCCGAGATTTTTGGAATAATTGCGTCTGAAGTGAACAAGTGCGAGCGGCAGGCGCAACGGGTTAAGGGGCGCAAACGTGGCAACCGTTGAATTAACACTTTCCGCCGATACCAAACTGGCGAAAAAGTCGCTTAAGGGGTTTGCCCGTCGCGCCCAGCAATCAATTCGCAGCGTTGAATCGTCGTTTAATTTGCTAAAAGTTGCCGCTGCCGGTGCGGTTGGTTTTCTCGCCGGGCGCGCGTTGGTAAGCGCCGTTAATGAATTGACCGCCGCCGCGGCGGTGCAAGAAGACGCCATCAATCAGTTGAATACGGCCCTGAGGATATCCGGCAAATTCAGCGAGCAAACGAGCAAATCGTTTCAAGAATTTGCCTCTCAACTCCAGCAAAATACGCGCTTTGGCGACGAGGCGATTTTACAAAATGCCGCTTTGATTCAATCGCTTGGCCAACTGGAAGAAGGCGCGCTAAAGCAGGCCACAGCCGCCGCGGCAGACCTTTCAGCCGCGCTTGGTATCGATCTGACATCGGCGGCACAGCTCGTCGGCAAGGCGGCAGCCGGAGAGGTCGGTTCGTTCAGCCGGTATGGTCTGGTAATCAAAAAAGGCGCCGATGCCTCCGAAACATTTGCGCGCGCCCTTGAGGGAATCAACGAAAAGTTTGGCGGTGCGGCAGCGGCGCAGATAAACACGTATTCCGGCGCCGTTCAGCAATTGCAAAATGTCCAAGGCGACCTAAATGAGGAGCTGGGATTTTTTATTACGAAAAATCCGCTTGTGGTTCAAGCGATTAAAGGCGCGACTTCGTTTTTTACCGAGTTGATTAACGAGGTCAATAACAACAGGGACGGCATCAACCTGTTTATTGAGCGCGGTATTAATGCTGTTTTAAAAGCCATACCGGCAGTTATTCGGTTAATTGGCGGCTTCGTCAAGGTTCTAAACGGCTTGCAACTTGCGTTGACATCAACGACCGTTGGCGTATTGCAGTTTGCCAAAGCGTTCTTGCAATTTAAGCCAATTCAACGCGCAATCGATACGGTCGTTGATGCTTTTAAAGTGCTTGGTACTGTCGTGCTTGGTACGATTTCCGAAATTATCGATTTCATATCACAGATTCCTGGCGTTGATAGTGCTCTGAAGTCGCTTGGCGTCAATGCCGACGATGCAAGCGAAAAAATATTGCAACTCGGTGCCAGTATCGGCGAATCGGTCGGCGATTCTGCGCTCAGTTATGACGACCTTGCCAAGTCAATTGACCAGTCGATTCAGTCAACGCTTGATTTTGGCGGGACGGCGGACGGTATTTTATCCGGCCTCAACCGCGGCATCGCATCGGTTGCCGACCTGGCCGACAAAAAGGTTGATGAGCTTTCGAAATCGCTGGTTGAAGCGCGCAAAAACGCTCAAAAGACTGCTTTAGAGATCGCGCAAACTGGCGTTGGTGGGGCGGTTGCGGGTCAAATCCAATCGGTCGTAACGATCAAAGACGAACGAAGCGAGTTGCGCAAAACGTTTGACCGGTTTGTAAATGACATTGGCAAACAACTCAACAAGGCCGCGAATCAATTTACCGGTTTCGTCGAAAGTGCTCGTGACTTTGGATCCCAGGCGCTTGACGTAACGCGCGATCTGTTATCTGGCGGCCCGATTCGTCGGGTTGCCGAGACAATCCAGCAAATCGGAGAAATCCCCGAGCTGTTTTTGCAGGCGTTCAGACAACTTGACGAGATCGTCGTCAAATTCGTGGAACAATTGCCGGGTGTGGTGACAGAAATTGTCAACGAGATACCGGCAATTATTGATGCGCTGGTTCAAAATCTGCCCATTCTTATCGACGCGCTGGGCGAAGCCGCGGTTATTATTGCGAAAACAATCGCCAGGGAAGCGCCGATCATTGCCAAGGCGATTATTGAGGGGCTTACCGAATTTGTCAAATTCATCCCATTGATTGTTGACGAGCTGGCAAAAGGCATCGGCCCGTTGTTGCAAACCGTTTTCCAGGCGTTGCCAAGTCTGATTACGGCAATTTCAGAGATCATTGGTCCGGTCGTTCGCACGATTGCCGATCAGCTCCCGGTTATTGCCGAGGTATTTGCCGACAATATTGCCCCGATTGTTACCGCGCTGGTTGAAGGCATATTGGCGGCATCAGGCGATATCGTTGCGGCGCTTATCGACTCGCTTTTGATCGAGGGCGGCTTGGAACGTATCGTCAAGGCGCTTTTGGCGTCAATTCCTCGCATTGTCGATGCGTTTATTCGCGGAATCATACTTGGTTTGCAAAAGGCCGTCTCGGCAATTGGCGCGGTTTTTGAGAGGGGGCTCAAAGCGGCGTTTAACAACGTTGGGTTTGAATGGCCCGAGTTGCCCGTATTCGAATGGCCTCCGCTTCCTGAATTCAAATGGCCGGAGTTGCCCAAACTCGAAATCCAAGGGCTTGGCGGCGGCGAGGGCGGCGGCTTGATCAGTGGTCAGGTTGGCGGCACGGTCGGCGACCTGGCTGGGCGCATTGGTCTGGCCGAAGGCGGCCTCGTATCGCAACCGACTTTGGGGCTTGTTGGGGAGGCCGGCCCTGAGTTGGTCGTGAGACCGCGGACGACAGAAAACCTATTTAAGTTGATTGACGAGTTGGCCCAGGTCGTCGGGCAACAATCGCAAATGGCAGGGCAGGGGCAAAATTTGACGGTCAATTTACGGATTGGGGAACAAGAGCTGGCAGATGTGTTGCTCAACCTCAACCGTCAAGGATTTAGGTTGACAGCATGACAGTAAGATTGATGTCAGATAATTACCTTGATGCCGACATACTCGCAAACGTTGATCAGTCGAGCGAGCAAACATCGTTTCCGGCATCAAACGTCTACGAGGGCGTTCGCCGCTCGAAGGTTTGGCGCACAAACGGGCATTGGGAAATTGCATCCGGCGCCAATACGCTCAAGTTTCGCGAGACAAGCGCGGTTGATTTGACGGCAACGCTCACGGCGCAGCAATACGATTCGGATTCGGCGCTTTTTGCCGAAATCAAAACTCAAATGGAGGCCGTTGGCGGATCGACCTATACAATTGAACGCGACACGACCACAAACAAAATCAAATTTACGTCAAACGGGGTTGGCGGCGGCGGCATTTTTGAATTGCGCTGGTCCCAGCAAACGACGCTTGCCGGTGTGCTTGGGTTTGGGACCAGTGACGATACGGGCGCGCTTGCCTACCTGGCGGATGTATTGAGGTTGCACACATCCGAATGGATTGAGTTGGATTTTGGTATCAATACCAACCCGGAGGCCGTTTGGCTCACCGGATCGCGCAACGGATTCATTCAGATATCGCCGACAGCGACAATCAAAATTCAGGGCAACAATACGACAAACTGGAGCTCGCCAACCGACGACATCGCGTTGACCTACAATGATAAAATTATCGGCTCCGCGACCGATGGCGGCCTGTTCAGTGCGCCGCAGAGATACGCCAGAATTAACATTGAGGACGTATCAAACCCGGCAGGATTCGTTGAGTTGGGTGCGGTGTTTGTGGGCAATTTTATCGAAATGACTCGCGGTCGCGTGCAATATCCGTTTACTGGTCAATATCTAGACAGATCCAACGTTGTCTTTAGCGAGGGCGGGCAAACGTTTGCCGATATCAAGGAACAAACGGAACAATTCCAATTGCGATGGGACGGCCTCACAAAGGGCGATAAGGAGGACGTGGACGAGTTTTTTGGGCGGGTGGGCATATCGCGCACATGGTTCATTCAAATGGATCAGAATGCCGCTTTCAGCTCGACAAGCGAATATTACACGCGCCTTGTCCAATTCGCCGCCGCGCCGCAATACACGCTCGTTTCGCCGAATAATTTTTCTCTCACAGCGACGATTCTGGAGAACATCTGATGGCCTGGTCCGTTTACGGAAATGAATTTTTGGCCGGCGAGCTTGCTAATACGAACATGTTTTGCACGGTCGAGCCAAATAAAGACCTGATTCTGCGTGCAATGCGGACATGGCTTATTTTTTACAACGACCCAACTTTTACGAATCTTACTGCCAAACTGTATTCAAACGACACATCAAGCGGCATCAACGCTTGCGGCGAGCTGATCGCAAATTCCACAACAACCATTACCAAGGCGCAGATTTTGACGCTCGATAACGGCGTCAAAGAAATATATTTCGAATTCGACGACGTGCCGCTTGATAGTGAGACAAAATACAATTTTGTTATTAACGGGACGGGTTATTCCTATAGCGCCGGTAGCCATATCGCCTGGCGCAAGGGATGGCCTAAGCCGGTTTACGTTTGGGACGAGCCGGTGCAAATCAACCTTTACCGTGCGCCACCTGAACTGTACATAATCGGAGCAGACTTTTGACGTATTCGGACCTGTTACAACAAGAGAACATCAACAGCCAGTATTTGCTGGTTATGTCGCCGCGTCGATATGTTGCGAGCTGGTCTCTTTTTGCCGGGTCTGTGTATAGCGCGTCGTTTGATTATGGTTATGTCAATGCGGTGAAATCAGACGATACGGTTTTGACTGCGGGGTCGAGCACAAGTCTCAGCGCGAATCAATGGTATTACGATTTTGACAATGAGACGCTTTATGTGCATTTGGGCGGGACTGATCCGGCGACAACCGACATGGTTGCAACCTACGAGTTGCATTTCGGGACATTTGACGCTTATTGGTACCGGATCCCAGACGACAATACAAGCGCGACGGTTTACTACGATCCGCTTATCGTTTCGTCTCCGCGGGTTCGGGCGCGCACGACAGAATCGAATTTTGGATACATTCAAAGCCAAAGCGACAACTTGATTCTGTCAAATGTTACGCAAGTGCTCGATCGCCATTTAAATGACTCCTCGTTTAACGATGCAGATATCAAAATTTGGCACTATCTCGACCAGCTTAAGCTTGCAAATTTAAAGTTGGTTTTAAACGGCATTTGCGCGGACTACACTTACAGCGAGCGCCAGGTGTCGTTTCGTCTGCTTGATCGCGTCGATGTGTTCAAGCAATCGTTTCGCCATCCAAGCCCGTCTGCCAGTTTTTACGCCAATTCGCTGGCCGATGTGGCAAACCTGGACGCGCGTTACGAAAGCAAACCAATCCGTAAGGTTTACGGCGTTGTTGACGGTTACATTCCGGTGTTTACGAATTTGGCTGCCGCATCGTCGTTGGGTCGCGAATTTGCCCTTGTCGGCGGCGTTCAGAATTCCGCTGATTGGCTCAAATCGCACATCATTGCTAACGTTCCCGCTTCGCCCGCATCGACAACAAGTCGGACGTATGTTGATAGTGCAAATGGCTTTCGCGTCGGCGATCAGGTATGGATTAACAGCAGTGCCGGCAGTGGGTCGGACGAATATCCGACAGTAACCGCCGTCAACAAAACCGGCAGCCATTATATTGACCATACGACGACAACGGTTCTGGCGGCAAGCGCCAGTACGGTTGAGCGAAGTTTTCTCGGCAATTTTTACTTCGTCCAAAACGCCGTAAGATATCAGCCGTTATGGCCTCGCGATTATTTCGCAAATTGGTGGTATCTGGCAACTTCTGATATCGGTGCGATGCTTTTTGATCCGTCCATGACGGGCACTGTCGGTGCAAGCGCCTTGACGACAAGCGACACGCTTTATTGCCGCATTTACAGCCCGGTTGTTTCCAGCGGCCTGGTCGGTGAATCCGTTTCCACCGAAACCGGCAACCTCACAAATGGCATATCAATCCTGTATGACGTGATCAAAAACCAGCTTGGGATAACCAACCTCGACGACGGCGCCGGAGGGACGTGGCGAACGCTGGTCGCGTCTGTGACCGACGAACTCGGGTTTGCCATCCCCGGCAAAGCGGCTGACTCCTGGGATTCGTATCGAGAAATTATTGCATCAATCTTACAATCATTGCTTCTGAAACTTTATATCGATGGCAACGACAACTGGGCGATTGCGCAAGTAGGGCCGGTCGGATCGGCGACTAAAACGATTGGCGACGATGAAATTCTAAAGGATTCGTACCGTCAGACGTTTGATTATAACGAACTGATTTCGGATGCAATCGTCGAATACGCATTTCGCGAGGTCAGCGAACAGAATTCCGCCACAGGGCAATCATTGACCGAACGCGCGCTAAGTCAGGTCGCGCGGCGGCTGCATAATATTGAGCGCCAGAAAACATTTAAATCGCAGCATTTTCTTGCAACCGAGGCGCAAAAACTTGCCGACAGGTTATCGTATATTTACGGCGATCGGCTGTCGATTGCCAAGTTTCGAACGAAAAACCGATTTTTTGACGCCAAAATTAATGACGTTATTACCGTTGAAAAAGATCGTTTGCCGGGTGCGGTGGCGAGCGCGGACTTTGCGACGGTTTCAACCGACAAATCATTGCGCGAAGTATTGATTGAAATTGATGACCAAAAAGGCATCGAAGATAACTCAGGGAGTTGGTAATGGGAACACAGACGAGACAATACGATTTTATTACAGGTCCGGAAACAGACAGTTTGCCAACTATCGGGGCGCCAACCCTTGACGACGATTTGGTCACACTTGGATATGCCGACAGCCATTATACGCAGGGCAAGGAGGCGGTCGCGGATGTTGCCGCGCTCAAAGCGATTCCCAACAGCGGCGATACGGCGCGGGTTGACCGCGACGTGGTTTTCGTTGATTCGAAAAACGCGCTGTATCAGTTTGACAGCGGCGCGTCTGATACAGGCGACGACAATCTGGTTATTACGCCGACATCCGGCAGCGGGCGTTGGATTAAGCTCGCGAAATCGTCTGAGCATATTACCAATCTTGGGAGCTCCGGCGGCACGATTACCGACGACGGGCGATACAGCACGTTTCTTGCGTCCGATGGCGGCGCAACGCCTACGGTTTACTTGCCAACCATCGCAGACAACGACGGCAGGACAATTACAATCATTAAAAATGGCACATCTGACATCTCAAACTCATCT